CAAGACCCGTTTATCTACTAACATGCTTCTTGGTATAAATGCAGATAATCACGATGCCAGTATGGCATTGATTGATCAGGGTAAAATACTCTGGGCTGCACACTCCGAACGATATTCTAGAGTAAAGAATGATAGCATTATCAATCGTCAAATGGTTGATGAGATGCTTTCATATGGCACACCAAAAACAATAGTCTTTTCTGACAGACCGTTTCTTAAATCTACAAGAAAGATATTCTCAGGTGAGCGCCCGATACTTTCAAATTACAAAGACATTCTCGCATCTGTTGGCTTAAGCCACATTAAGCATGAGTATGTCGGTCATCATAAAAGTCATGCAGCCGCAGGATATTTTACTTCTAAGTTTGATGATGCATCCATACTTGTAGTAGATTCAATAGGTGAATGGTCAACAGTATCGATATGGGAAGCAAGCGGCAACAAACTAAAAAAAGTTATGGGCTGCTCATACCCAAACAGTATCGGTCTTTTCTATTCAGCAATGACACAATATGTTGGTCTGAAACCTAATGAGGAAGAATACATTCTCATGGGTATGGCTGCATACGGTCGACCAATTCTTGTTGATAAGATGTTGAAAACATTTTTTGATGGTGTGCGCCCGCCGTTTGTCAAACTAAAGCACAATTTACATAAAGGGTGTCTTTGGTGGGAAGAAGGTAAGACTGCTAATAATTTTGACATTGCAGCATCCGCACAATTCATAGTCGAACATTATCTTACATGCACGGCTAGATGGATGAAATACAAACTTAAATCAGATAATTTGGTGTTTATGGGCGGGGTTGCACTAAACTGTGTGGCCAATAGTTTACTTGCTAAGATATACCCAAACGTTCACATAATGCCAAACCCAGGCGATGCTGGTAATTCAATAGGTGCTTGTGCAGCATTACTTGAACAAAAGCTAGAGTGGAATGGGCCATACCTCGGCACAGACATAGACAGAGAATTAGATATTGATACAATAGTCAAATGTTTGCAGCGAGGTGAAGTTGTTGGTGTAGCAAATGGTCGAGCAGAATTTGGGCCTAGAGCTTTAGGGAATAGAAGTCTGTTATGCGATCCACGTGGTGCAGATTCAAAACATAGAATGAATACAGTAAAGATGCGACAGGGGTTTAGACCGTTTGCGCCAGCAATACTAGCTGAACACGCAAGCAAATATTTTGATATGAATAAACAAAGCCCTTACATGCAATTTGTATTCAAATGCAAAGATCAAAAAGCATTCCCTGGTATATGTCACGCAGATGGTACAAGTAGAGTGCAGACTGTTACTAATCGCAATAATATGAAATTTAGAGAATTGCTAGAAGCTTGGTATTCTGCAACTGGTTGCCCGATGCTACTAAACACAAGTCTGAACATTAGAGGTCAACCTCTTGTAAATTCTTGGGATGATGCTGTCAAATTTCAAGAGACATATTCAATAAAGGTTTTCTAATCTAGCCTTTGACAAGTCGTGTAGTTTTGTATAATATAGGCTTATGCAACTACACATTGACCACAAATATCTCAGCATGTTGTCGCTGAAGCTCGGCCTCTTCAAGAGGAAGAGTGATCGGCTGTACAATTTTCGCTGCCCCTTTTGTGGTGACTCTGAGCATAGTCGAACCAAGGCCCGCGGCTATGTCTATCAGAACAAGGGTATTCTCGTATTCAAGTGTCACAATTGCAGTCATAGCACCAACATGTCAAAGCTTATTGAACATGTTGACCCTGCGCTGGCGCGCGAATATCGACTTGAAGTATTCAAAGAAAATAATGGTGGCAACACTGGCCCGAAGTTTCTGATACCCAAGCCACAATTCAATGCGAAGCCAGAAGCTGAGCCGCGCCTTACTGATCTTGGTCTGGTGCAGATATCGAGTCTGCCGAACACTCATCGTGCCGTGCAATACCTTGAGGGTAGAAAGATTCCTCATGCTAGGTTTGATGATCTATACTATGCAAAAGACATGAAGGTTTGTGAGGCGCTGAATAGTGGCTACAAAGATCGGCTAACGTCAGATGAACGAATTGTTATTCCGTTTCGAAATCTAAACGGTGAGCTTACTGGCGTGACTGGTCGTGCCATGGGTAACAGCAAGATACGATATGTCACGGTTCGCATCAACAATGAGCCTCTGGTGTATGGGCTAGATCGTGTTGATGTGAGTAAGATTGTTTACGTGCTTGAGGGTCAGTTTGACTCGATGCTGGTGCCTAATTCAATTGCGTCTGGTGGTACTGACATGGTTCGCGCTTTGTCGTATCTCCCAGGCGACAAGGCCGTTCTGGTGTTTGACAATCAGCCTCGCAACAAGCAGTTGGTTGATCAGATGCAAAAAATGATTACCAAAAATATTTCTATGGTAATTTGGCCATCGACTTGGAAATATAAGGATATCAATGAGTCAGTGGTAGATGGGGTAGACCCCTCAGAGGTGGTGGCTCTGCTAAATACCTTCACCCACCAAGGGCTAGCTCTCAATCTAGCCCTTCGTGATTGGAAGAAATGTTAATGGAGGATATTATGGGTGGGCCGAAGGTCAGACTAATTTCTTATACTCAACCTGTGGAAGAGATTAAGAACCAGGGCATCTCAGATGCTCTGGAGCTAGTAGCATTTTGCGCTCGGGTGTCCAACCCGAGCAATCAGTATAATAGCGAGACTGCGGAGAAGCTGGTGCGATATCTTGTCAAGCACAAGCACTGGTCGCCTCTAGAGATGGTCGATGCTACGCTTGAAATTGAAACTACGCGAGATATCACGCATCAGATTATTCGGCATCGCTCATTCTCATTTCAAGAGTTTAGTCAGCGGTATGCTGACCCGACTAAGGACATGCAGTTTGTAACACGCGAGGCTCGTCTGCAAGATAACAAGAATCGACAGAATAGTGTTGATGTCGATGATGTTCATTTGCAGAATGAATGGTATCGTGCGCAGCAGCGCGCTCTATTTGCTGCCGAGCGCGAATACAAGTGGGCCATTGATAATGGTATCGCTAAGGAGCAGGCTCGCGCTGTCCTGCCTGAAGGGCTAACTACTTCGCGCATCTATATGAAGGGATCTATTCGCTCTTGGCTCCATTATATTGAAGTTAGAACTGATCCTTCGACTCAGAAGGAGCATCGTGAAGTTGCATTAGAATGTGCCAAAGAAATCGCTAAGATTTTCCCTAATATCGTCAACATCTAACATTACCGGAGGCACATATGCTGCTTGACCACCTTGGTGTGTCGATTGACACCTCACGCGACTCTTTACTTTCAGAATTCTCTCTTACTCTTTTGCGTGACTACTATTGCCGCAAGGATGAAGATACGCCGCAGAAGTCATTTGCTCGCGCGGCTGTAGCTTTCTCTGGTGGCGATCTCGGCCTCGCGCAGAGGATCTATAACGCGGCCTCCAAGGGTTGGTTCATGTTTGCATCACCTGTGCTGTCTAATGCTGCTCTGCCGGGTGAAAAGGTCAAGGCTCTACCGATTTCTTGCTTTCTGACATACGTGCCAGATACGCTAAAGGGTCTGATCGATCACACGGCTGAGCTACGTTGGCTTTCTGTTAAGGGTGGTGGCGTCGGTGGTCACTGGTCATCTGTGCGATCTGTGTCTGACGTTGCACCTGGCCCGATCCCATTTCTGCATACTGTCGATTCAGATATGACTGCATATCGCCAGGGTAGAACTCGCAAGGGTTCTTATGCAGCCTATCTTGACGTGTCGCACCCAGACATCATGGAATTTCTGACGATTCGCGTGCCAACTGGTGACGTTAATCGCAAGTGTCTCAATCTACATCACGCTGTCAATATCACCGATGACTTCATGCGGGCCGTTGAAGCTGACGCAGAATGGCATCTACGTGACCCCAATGATGATACCGTGCGTGAGACAATGCGTGCAAGAAAGCTTTGGGAGACTATTCTTGAGGTGCGCTATCGCACGGGCGAGCCTTATCTAAACTTCATTGATACTGCGAATGCCACTATGCCGCAATCGCTCAAGGATCTTGGTCTAAAGATTCTCGGCTCTAACCTCTGCAATGAAATTCATCTACCGACAAGCGAGGAGAGAACCGCAGTATGTTGCCTATCTTCGTTAAACCTAGAGAAGTACGACGAGTGGAAGAACTCCAATATCGTTCGGGATCTGATTCGAATGCTGGACAACGTGCTTCAGGTATTCATCGAGAATGCTGGAGACGAAATTTCGCGCGCACGATTCTCCGCGCAGCGCGAGCGGTCGCTCGGTCTTGGCGCAATGGGTCTGCACTCATACTACCAACAGCGGGACGTTTCGTTTGGAAGCCCACAAGCCCGGGAAATCAATCGTCTCATATTCGCAGATATCCAGGAGAAGGCTATCGCTGAGTCTCGCTCGCTTGCAACCGAGCGTGGTGAAGCACCTGACATGGTCGGCACGGGTATGCGAAATGCACACCTGATTGCTATTGCGCCGAATGCAAATAGCTCAATCGTGCATGGTTGCTCGCCGTCCATTGAGCCGTGGAAGGCAAATGCATTTACGCATCGCACCCGTGCTGGCTCGCATCTTGTTAAGAATGTGTATCTAAAGAAGGTTCTTGCTGATCTTGGTAAGGATACAGATGAGGTGTGGTCCAGCATTATCACGAATGGTGGGTCGGTGCAGCATCTTGACTTCCTGAGCGTGCATCAGAAGCGAGTATTTGCTACGGCCATCGAGATTGATCAGATGGAGATTGTTGAGCAGGCAGCTGATCGTCAGAAGTTTATCTGCCAGGGTCAGTCACTCAATCTATTCTTCCCGGCTGGTGAGTCGAGAGGTCTACTGCATAAGGTTCACTTTGCAGCATGGAAGCTTGGTTGCAAGGGTCTATATTATCTTCGCACAGAATCTTCAAATCGTGCAGAGAACGTATCTAAGAAGGTTGAGCGCAATAAGCTGGTTGATATCAGCGAAGTGCAGGTTCAAGAACAGTCGCAGGAGGAATGCGTAGCATGTCAGGGCTAAAGACTATGGATATTCGTATTGTATCAAAGACTGGCTGCCCCTTTTGTGAGAAGGCAAAGGAGTGGCTGACTGCCAGAGGGTTGTCATACACGGAAGATAGAATGGACAATGAAGAAATTCGTTATGCATTCTATCAGCAACACAAGGTAAATACTGTGCCACAGGTATTCATCGATGGTAAGCGCATCGGTGGGTATAGTGAACTTGTTGCGCAGGGCGACAAGCTGCTTGTCAAGGAGCGCGGTGGGCTCTTGGAATTCTCTAAGGTCTATAAGCCGTTTCAGTACCCTTGGGCTGTAGAAATCACACAGCGTCACGAAAAGGCGCACTGGATCGAGGATGAAGTAGACCTTGGAGAAGATGTCACCGATTGGAAGTCTGGGAAGATGGCTGGGTCGGATAAGGAATTCGTCACCCAAATTCTCAGACTCTTCACCCAGTCCGACGTTGCCGTCGGGAAGAACTATTATGACTTGTTCGTGCCCAACTTTAAGAATAATGAAGTGCGAAACATGCTTGGCTCTTTCGCCGCACGTGAAGGCGTACACCAGCGTGCTTATGCACTTCTGAATGATACTCTTGGTCTGCCTGATGATGTATATCTTGCATTTCTTGAATACAAGGAGATGGCCGACAAGATTGACTTCATGACTGAGGCTGATACAAGCACAAAGAGTGGGCTTGGTCTTGCGCTTGCTAAGTCTGTGTTCAATGAAGGTGTCGCGCTATTCGCATCTTTCGTCATGCTACTGAATTTTCAGCGATTCGGTAAGATGAAGGGCATGGGTAAGGTTGTTGAATGGTCGATCCGCGATGAAAGTATTCACGTAGAAGGTAACGCATTTCTCTTCCGTACCTTCTGTGCTGAGCACCCTCGCATCGTCAATGACGACTTCAAGCAGCAAATCTATGAAATGGCTCGACAGGCAGTAAAGCTTGAAGACAAGTTTGTTGATCTAGCCTATGCGATGGGTGATGTTAATGGTCTGACGGCTGATGAGGTAAAGTCATACATCCGCTATATAACGGATAGGCGCCTCCTACAGCTGGGTCTGAAGCCTAACTTCAAGGTGAAGGACAATCCTCTGCCCTGGCTCGAATGGGTGCTTAATGGTGCTGATCACACCAACTTCTTTGAGAACCGCGTCACCGAATATGAAGTCGCGGGTCTTACTGGCACCTGGGAGGAGGCATACTCGCATGGAGAAAAAACTAAAGTCGGCGCAGCTTGATTTTGAAGAGGAAGACGAAATCACATGCGGGTCGTGTGATGCAGAATTTACGCTAGTTTATAAGACTGATCAAGACGGCATCTTTTATGCCCCAGAGTTTTGCCCATTCTGTGGTGACCCTCTGGACATAGAAGATGACGACGATGATGACGACGATGAGGAATACATAGACGAGGACTAGGAGCTTCGTCTATGACATTAGATTATGATAACCCGTGGGAATTTGACGGTACCCCGTTTACAAGCGAGGATATCGGCAAATCCTACGGGTTTGTCTATCTTATCACTGATCGAGTGACAGGCAAGATGTATGTTGGTCGCAAAT